TGTACGATGGTGGGGGCGGCACTTATTGATGAGCACCTTCTTAGTTACTCGCTCGACAACTTAGGGCTCCAGTTCTGTGGAAAGGGCAAAGATGTTTCAATCTATGGTAAACTGGCTGAGATGTTTGGGGGGGCTGCCACAGCTAAAGGACAAGCCCCCCATTTCCACGAAGCGCCCTGGTCCCTCCTGTCGCAATACGCAATCCAAGATACCGAGACGACGCTTGCGCTCTACCAATGGGAAATTCGTGAGATGGCGGAGCAGGATCTTCTTATTGTGTCCGATCTCGAAATGCGATTGCTCCCTGTACTTGTGGAAATGGAGCAATATGGAGTGCGCGTGGATTTGCCAGCGGCTGAACGTGCCATGGCTGAGATCACGAATCTTATGCGCGTTAAACAGGAGAAACTTGATCGGATGGCCGGGTTTCCCATCAACCCGAACCCTTCAAAGTCCATCCACACGCTATTCAATCCACAATACGATGAGGGATCTAAACTATGGACCCTCCGAGACGGAACAGTATGCGAGACTACAGAAGCAGGCAAACCTTCGATTGACGCGGACTGTTTGCAACGGATGTCAGACCCCACCGCGAAACTCATTCTTGATTTGAGGAAGAAGGCCAAGACGCGGGACACGTTCCTCAAGGGCCATGTTCTGGGGGGTCACCACAATGGGGTAATTCATGCTAATTTCAATCAAACGAAGGGTGACAATGAATTGGGCACAGGAACGGGCAGGTTATCCTGCAACTCTCCGGCCTTGCAACAGATCCCTAAGCGTGATCATGAGATTGCCACGATTGTTCGATCGGTGTTCCTTCCGGATGAAGGACAGGATTGGGCGTGTCGGGATTGGTCGCAAATGGACTTTAGGGTATTCGCTCATTATGCTGCGAATCCCAAGATCCTGTCAATGTATCGGGAGAATCCGGATATGGATTTTCATCAAATGGTCGCGGACATGACAGGATTGCCCCGTAAAGCGGGGGACAAACCGGAGGTTAAAGGTAATGCAAAACAAATTAACTTGGGCTTGGTGTTTGGTATGGGTGAGGGGAAACTGGCCCACGAAATGGGTCTCCCTTATACCCTTTCCATTGGACGTGCCGGGAAAGAGTATTATGAGCCAGGAGAGGAAGCTCGTGAGGTGTTTGCGCAATATCACGAAAACGTGCCGGGGATCAAGGCTCTATTGTCTCGGGCCTCTTCCATTGCGAAGTCTCGCGGTTACGTCCGCACAGTGTTGGGAAGGAGAATCCGATTCCCGCATGGTCAGTTCACTCATAAAGCGGGTGGGCTCATCTTCCAGGGTTCAGCAGCAGATGCTCTTAAACAAAAAATCGTGGAAGTCTACGAAGTTCTCCGTGGATCAGGGTCTAGGCTTATCCTCAATGTTCATGATGAACTGGATATGTCAATGGCTCCAGGAAGTGAACGCTTAACCGAAGAAATCGGTCGAGTGTATGAGTGTTTCGATGGGGTGAACTGCCCTATCAAGTTCGATGTTCCTATTCGCTCATCCTGCGGGATCGGGCCAAACTGGTGGGAGGCCAGCAAATGAAAGCTTACATGATCGTTGATGGGCAATGGGGTTCCTGTGGTAAGGGCCTGTTGGCTGGAAAGTTGGCCATCGACCGGAACCCGGATGTGGTGGTCTGCAATTTCGGACCTAATGCGGGGCATACCTTCATCTTCCCACAGGGGGAATCGGTGATGACCCAGCAACTGCCCACTGGGATGATTAACAAGGACGCAACCTTGCTCCTAGGTCCTGGGGCCATCATTAATCCAACCCTCCTGTTGCAGGAAATCAGATCCTTCAACGAACGGTTCGGGATCATGGGTCGCCTTATGATTCATCCCAGGGCGGCGGTGGTTACGCAGACTGACAAGGAACGCGAATCCTTGGGCCTCGTTCATAATGCCTCGACCCGTAAAGGCACTGGTTCTGCGCTATCACGTAAGATTACCCGGTTCAATGAATGGCTGCCCCGGATCGCGGATGAGTGTAACGAACTTTTTGAATACGTGACCACCCAAGAAATCTATGATCAGGTGATCCGGGAAGCGCATCTGGTCCAAATCGAGTCGGCCCAGGGGCTGGAACTCTCCCTGAACCGAGGTACGTCCTACCCCTACTGTACCAGCCGGGACGTCGTCCCGGAACAGATCCTGGCCGATGTAGCGGTATCTTACCGAGATCTGGAACGGGTCTACGCCGTAATTAGAACGTTCCCGATCCGGGTCGGGAACGAGTATGACGCGATGGGGAACGAACTCGGAAATTCCGGACCCGTATACGATGATATGAAGGAAATTTCCTGGGATGACCTCTCGATCGATCTGATGGGGAAGGGCGGCACCGCTGTCAAGGAATTGACCACCGTGACCAAGAAGGTCCGCAGAATTTTCACGTTCAGTGAGACGCAATATCAGCGAATGCTCCGAACCTTCGGCCCGGTCGAGATCTTCCTCAACTACGTGAATTATCTGGACCCGTCTGCCCATAAGGTTGCGGACCTGGACATGTTCTCCACCAACTTCATCTATGAACGCAACGATGTGGCCCGTCAATTCGGATCCCGGATCAAGTATGTCGGATTCGGCCCCGCCTATCAGAATGTGGAGGAATGGAAATGAACAGCAGCGACTTCGAGACCCTGATGGGCAACACGTTTGGTAATCTGACCAAACTTTCAGCGAGTAAAGGGCTGGAGTATTCCGGTAAGGAAGATCGGCTGGCCAACTTCAAGGAACAGGCCAAGATCCTGGGCTTCGCATCCCCGATCCAGGTTCTGGGCGTTTACCTCAACAAGCACCTGGGCTCCATCAATAAGTTCATTAGTGGGGGAACCGCATCTTCGGAACCGATCGAAGGCCGGATTGATGATGTTATCCTTTACTTGGTTCTGCTCAAGGCATTGATCAAAGAAGTTCGATTGATCAAAGAAGTTCGAAAAGACCCTTTTGTCCCGGGGGATCTGTTTTGAATGACTCAATTACCTCACTCCAAGCTGATATCGCAGAATGGGCCGATAAAGTGTTTCCGGACCGAACAGCCCATGGCTCCTTGGCCAAACTCGTACTGGAAGAGATCCCAGAGTTCATTCAATCCGGAATGTCGGACCCCCATGAATATGCTGACCTTGTAATCATGATCCTGGACATAGCGCATTTAAAAGGGATCGACGTTGGGAAGGCCGTAATCGAGAAGATGGGGATTAACCGATCCAGGGCCTGGAGTATTGATCCGGTAACTGGGTTCATGAAGCACAGTACCGCTGGCGGGTGGGACCCGGAATTGAAGTGCTATCGGGGGAAACAAGCATGATCGAGTATCTCTCTCTCGACGACATCCAATCTGTCCAGTATGTTTACCGCTGGCACATGGTTCGAACCAGCAGACGGCAGAATTTGGCCGAACACTCCTATACCGTTGCCCTTTTAGCAGGTAAAGTAGCCAGCCGGTTGAACGAACCCCCGACCCCGGAGCAATGGGCTCAAACCCTAGAATATGCCCTGGTCCATGACATTCCCGAGATTGATTACGGGGATATTCCCACCCCAACTAAGAAGGCATTGGCGGAACTCGGGCACCCGGACCTGATTCTTAAAATGGAACAAGAGTTCTGGCGCAAACGGGGGGATGACCTCGATGTCGCGATTTCCCCTCTGGCGCAGAAAATCGTAATCCTGGCGGATAAGGTCGAAGCCTTCCTCTATTACTCTGAGGAAGGCTTCGACCGGGGGATCAAGGACCGGCTATTGGCGGACGCGATTAGTTTCGCGTTTCAAAATTTCCGGGAAGAGAAAGACGTCCTATCCTTTCTCAAGGGGTTAAGTAGATAGTTTGCCAATAGTAGCGTCCTTTTCCCTGGACCCAGCGGAAGATCCGAAATAGTAGGTGATGACGCTAACCCAGGCCGACCCCAAAGTGCCGATCATGATGTTGAGTAGATCCCGACTTGCTGGGGCTACTTCATGACGGACCAGGAAGATCAACAATCCAAAGAAACCGATTGTGACCCCATAGGCCAATAACCGTGGGGTCCAATCATGTGTGGTTTCTGCAAGGACACGTGCTGAAGCTCGGTCCTGGAATTCGATACTAGCCAATGCTTCCGTGTCCTTGAACCCCAGGTCCGCCATCTGCAATGCGAAAGTATTCTCCGCATTCTTCAGCGCCAGGATCTGGTCCCCGGTCAAATTGCCAGAGACAATCGCCTGTTGGATTGATTCCGGGGTCGCGTCTTTCGTTCCAAGAGCCGAGGCTAAAAGGGCACCCGCTGCACCACCCAGAGGTCCACCCAATGCAGTACCGATCATCGGTGCAAATTTGGTTACCCATCCCGACACACTCGCCCAATCACTCATGAGAACACCCCCCTTAGGTTACTGGCGACTCTTCGCGCCCACCCCTTACCATCATTCTGCCACGCAGAACAATTTGTCATAAATTCCAGCCGGGCTGCGCAGAACATCACAACCAATTTAATAGGCTCCCAACCCTGGATCGCGGCCCTAGTCGCTGGCCCAATATTGCCATCAGCGATCACCCCCAGAACCGATTGCAACATCTTCGAAGCCGTCCAGACCCCACTATTAACCGCAGTATCAAACACGTTGAAATTAACCGGTGAAGGTAAGGAATCGCACCCGCATCGGTTCCAGAAGTCTTTAAGGTAGATAGGTTTAACTGCTTCTCGGGTAAGGCTAGCAATATCAAGATCCGGATACGATCTCTTAGATATTCCGAAGTTAGTTTCCCCTCCGGGATCTGCTGGGTCATTAACATAACCCCCTTCCGCTCCGATCAATGCGTTAAATGAGGACTCGAAATCGTAGTCCATGTTACCTCCCAGTCTTGTCTGGTACTGGTTTAATTGGCTTTGGTACTGGTTCCCGGACCACAATTGACCGGTTGTTGAAGTCGTTGATAGCATCCTCCAGATGGGCAACCTGGATTTGCATCTCATTAAAATCTTTGCGCAGATCAACTACCGAATTCGCCTGGGCACGCATGATATCAATAATGGATGCCCCGCCCTCAATAATTAGACCTGTAATTACGGCCAACAAAGCTGGCACCACCCAGCTGAGGAAATTCGTTTTCCGACGTTCATTTTGGGGTGTCACAGGTTGTCCTCCCAACCAGTGAGTTGAAGAACCGCGGCAGAAATAGCAGAGGCATAAAAATACGTGGGTACGTTCCCTTGTCCCTGAGTATTTGGCAATCTCCCTCTAACCGCAATAGCTGAGGCAGCCGCGTTACCAACTTGTAGGGGCGGGGGGTTGGTGAGCGAAGCGATTGCACCAGATGCGCCAGTAAAAGAGGCGGTTGCAGACCCGGACCCCTGCCCCGACAGTTGCAGATCAAAAGCGGAGCAATACAAGGGGACATTAAAGGGGGTTGTTCCACTTAGATTGATAGTGGTCCAAGTGGGGGTCATGGGGTTCCCAGATGCCCCAGACATGAGAATTGGGAGGCCCAAACTAAGGTCGGCGTTGGGAAGGAAATAAAGATTCCGACCAATCTGTTGGGCTGAGTAAGGGTATTTATTGAGGTCTGTGGTAAAAGAACCTATTCTTGCCCAATGAGTGTAATATGTGGGGAGGGTCGGCCCACCAACCGCTGGGAGTTTGGTGGTTGCGATCAAGGCTGGGCCAATGGGGGCACCATTAGTGGGATTAGTGGCGGGGCCCCAAATTACATACAGATAATATGCCGTATTGGCTGCAACAGATCCAGTATCAACCCCACCTGCCCCGACAACCCCCAAATTGCAAACAAGAGGGCTGACATTGGAAAGAATCTGACCATCACCTTGAATATTTTTAACGATAATTTCATCCAAGGTGTATAGGTTTACAGTTGACGCATTCCCTGGGTAATTAATCGTTAAATTCTTAAGCTCTCCCCGGATTACGTTACCGGTCGGGGGTAGCGGATTCAGGATCCGGAACGCAGATCCAATGTACTCAACTTGGTAGTCAATACCAGCGAGGATTTGGGCAGGTTGCTGGTTGCCAAACTGGTCGATATAAACAACCGGCCAAGCCCCCAACCCATTAATATTGAGGGTGTTATAACCAGTTACACCGGAAGCGTGAGCATGCCATAGGAACTGCTGCCCGACCACGTAACCCAGGGTCGCGGGTGACGGAGTAAGTTTATAAGCCGGAATCCCGGTGACGTCAAACGAGGATACGAAATACGTGACGCTATTGTTCTGGATCTGGGTCGTGGAAGCCGCCGCCTTCAAGGCGTTACCCACCGTGTTGGCTGGGTAAGTCAGGAGGGGGTAGAAGCTAATCATCCCTGCGCCATCAGTAACAACGGTAGCGTTCAGGAGCAGAGCTTCAATCGCGGTAAGAGCAGCCAGGGTCCCGGATTGAACATTATCGACCGGCCACCCGGCCTCAGGATTGCCGGGAGTAGAAGGTCCATTAGAGTTGTCGGTAAGTAAAATCTTATAAGCCAGGGAATCAGATAGACAGAACGTGCACTCACCGTTACTGTCCAGGATCACGGGATTCGGAAGTGGGACGGTCCCGGTTGTGTCAGTATAAACTGCTTGAAGGGTGGTCGTTCCGGCTTGATAAAACCAAAGCTGATACCCAGCTGCAGGAACCGGGACACCCCCCTGGGTCCAGAATTTCCAATGTGCTACTGGTGAATAAGAGGCTGTCATTTAAGGGACTCCACGCTGGGTAACGACATTGGGGAGGGCTGCTCGGGGGCCGCCATTTCTTGATCAAATCTTTGTTTGGCTGCATACCCAGCCATTACCTTCGGAAGCTGTCTCGTTATGAATTGTGCTGCGACGGATGAACCAGGGGGCATTGAGGCCATCTTACGCAGAAAATCCTCCGATTGGGGGGAGGTAAGCAGCCATTTAAGGCCATCGCCCGTAAGTTTAGATCCA